ATACAATCGCACTGTAAATTCAATAGTGTTCTCTGGTGTCAAATTCATTTGTGCTACACGGAATAGTTTGCCCGCTTCCCAACCAAAATCTTCATGAACCAGTGTCACAATATTACCGCATTCCACTTTTAGTGTTGTGTGCGCTGCGGTAAAACTTACAGTGCGATTGTATCTACTTGCGTTCAGTGCATATGTTGTCAGTGTATTTACTAAAGTTTCACTGTCCACTAAATCTAGGCGCAACTGCCCCTCAAGTTTCTGGTTGTTGTCCAGTGCAAGATATGTGCCGTTTTCAACCACAACCACATCGTCATTGTAGTCAGTGCCACTTTCCTTATTGCGGTATTGAGCAGTCATACGATTATAACGCTGTTCTTTTGGTGGGAGACTTACACTTACTTCACTTAGGATAACATCTTTTGTAAATGTGTATACGCTGCTTTCAGTGCTGTGCTTTAGTTGCAGACTGTAAACGCCGTTCTGGAATACCAGCACACCATTCATACTCTCAATTATTTCACCCACATTGTTGTATACCTGTTGACTGGTGTCAATTACGCCGTTGATCTTGTAATAACCAGCATGGCGTGCTTTTGCAGCCTTAAAACTATCAATGTTAATGTGTAGTCCAGCATTATAATTGCCATTCTCATCATGATCCAGGCCCTTGCCGTAAATTTTATTTGACAAGTAATCGTATAGCACATCAACTGGATCCTGATTTGCACCCCAAATTAAGGTTCCATAACTGGTTTGTCCAGGTGTTAAACTGTTAACATTGGCAATCTTTTTACCCTGCACTACGGCTGTAATAAGTGGCAAGCCACCCTTATATACTTCAGCATTTGCTTTTAGGATAATTGATAGGTATGTGATACCACGCAGTCTGTGATTGCCAGTCCAATCACTGCCAATACTTGTTATTAAATCACCATCAGCAGTTTGTCCACTCTCACCATTATGGAAACGGAATAGTGTATGCACATCATTTAATGCTGTTGAATATTCACTAATAAATCCACCCAGTTTACCACCCCCATCGATGGTGCCGCCGTTAGTAATATCCCATACAATCTTATCATCAAACCATATTTGACGGATATCCGCAATCTCACCCTCACACATAGCTAATACTATGTTTAAGTGATCGCTGTTGCTAACATTACCAGCACCATTTGTTGTTTCAATGAATGCACGGTTGCCGCCAATACGGGTGCGTCCGTATACAACTGGAATAGGTTGTGTGTTATCAGCACTATTAACCATGACAGCAGATTGCTGCCGTTGCATGGATTTCATTTTCTTTTCCATAGCGTTCTGCTGTATTTTACCAATTACGAATGTAATAGCAAGTCTAACTAGGAAACTACCAATTGTGCTGGATAAAAGGGGTGCTAAAAATGGCATTTACTTCCTCCAAACACTGCGTTTGTTGACTACTTTGGTGTTATACGCAAACAAGCCATCTTCACTCATGTAATACAAGTTGCCCTGGAACGCAACATAAACAAGTGGCCATTCAGGCATGCCACTAACTACCATGTCACCGTCAATTATTGGATTGTCTACATCAACCTCAATCTCATGATATCCAGCACCTTTTAGCCAACCCTCAACACTGATAAAGTTTTTGTAGAACTTCATAGCAGTAAATTTGTCGTAATAGTTGTCGCGGATAGCATCAGCCTTTTTAGTGCCAGATCTAACATCATTCCATTCTGCTGGGAATAACATACAATCATATTTGCCATACTGATAGTTGTGATGGCTATAACGGCTGATAAATTTTGCTAATTTTAGTAATTCGTCTTGTGTCATGCTTCTTCCTTCCACTCCACCTGCTTCTGGACTTGTTTACAGTATTCAAATCCACGATCGCCTGGATAGAAACTTTGTTGTTTCGCATCATTAGTTAGTCTACCACTGACTAGGCTAAAATTGCTCCAGTTGTTGCTGGTTTCAATACGAACAGCGGCACCTGTTTGTAGTCCAACCCCAGCAGTTCCATTGTTTATATATCCACTGTAAATTAACACGCTGTCAATATAACTGTCGTGATTGTAATAAGCACGAACAATACTTACTGGACGGTCAATATAATCCAAACTTAGTATTTTCTTTAGGAACGGATCACTATCGCCTGGCATAGGTGCAATACCACCAATAGTAATGCTTAATCGTGTAATCTCAAAACCAATGTTTTCCTGAACAGCATCAAAACTCATTAGGGCACCAGCACTAATGTAGTTGTTGCCACCATGGTTAATATCCCAGGGTGCGTTAGTGATGTAATACCCATCACCAACACCAATGTATACCAACTCGTAATACTGAACTACTGCTTTTGAAGTCTCAGCAACGAGACTGGGGCTCATATTTCTATCACTCATTTATAAAAGTCCAATACAAAACTTACATTTACTCTATATAGTCCAGCCTCATCAACGCTCCAATCGAAATCGTCACTGTTTAGACTTACTACTAGGAATGTTGGTTCCATCCAGATTTGATTACCTGTGCTTGTTTGCCAGTTAAAGTTATCATAAGCAACTGTTAGCACTGCTTCACCGTAAATGTTTGCTTGCACATCATTTACAAGCACACTTGCTGTTTCACCATTGCGATCACTGCCCACATTGACAAGTTGTCCAGCCTTGCCTACATTAACATAGTTGCTTGGATAACCATCAACTAACACACGGCGTCCATCAATCCAATTACGGACTATTGGGAAGTTATTAACGCTAAGTGTTTTTGCGAATGGCCAATATTTACTGAAATCAGTGACATCAGCAATGTAGAATTCAAATGTTGCAGCCTGGCCACGGGCAAGGTTTGCTGCCGCTTGTAGATAGCGGAACTGATCCCAAGTTAGCGGTGGATAGTCAACTTCCAGTGTCCACTTTGTATATCCGCCACTGCGAACATATTTGCGTCCATTCTGGCTAAAGTTAACCAGTGTTGGAGTATTTTCTTTAATTTGCACACGGCGTGGATATACACCTTCACGACCATCTGGCCAACGCTTGCCGCTACCTTCATAACCAGTTGTGTTATCCCATGAATAACTTGCACTGTGTATATCTTCCCAACCTGCAATCTCTGCTGGTGTAGGTGCTGGTGCTACATACTCATTCGGCAATGCGTAGATGCTTAGTATTGCTTCGGTTATATCACCTTCAACCTCACGCGGTGCATTAAGATCTAGACTTACAGAACTTAATCTATTATTACCACCGCCAACTGGTGTAAAATTCATCGTTGGTGTTCCACTTGGCCAAGATCTATAAGCGTTTTCGCCTGGTGCTACATACCAATCACCGAGCCGTGCGCCAAATGTTGTGACATTGCTCGTATTTTGATATTGGAATACTTCATTACTTGGCACTTGTAGATTAACACTTTGGATAGTATATAGCGGTATGATTGGGTCACCAATACCAGTAATATTGATATTATTGCGATACCATACTTCGCCACCAGTCAAATCAAATTGCTCTAGATTTTTATAATAACCACCTGTGCCCATGCGAGCAGGGTTAACAAAATATGCAGTAATATCAACACTAGCACCAGCAGTTAACATAAAATCAGCGTAATTTGTTTTGTTGCGATCATCATATATGTCTACCTTTGCACCTGCTATATATTGGAACCAGAATTCATAATCATATTCTATTGCACCACCATATGGAATTGCTCTAGCACTATCAACTTTAGAACTAAATGTACCACCGATTAGATTAGTTGCAACAAGACGACATACCATAAAGTTTTCTGCTTGTAATCCACCAATGCCAGGCAGTCCACTTACATCCATATCTGCTAGGTTAAATTCTAAATCAGCGCCAGTAGTATTAGTAAAACTCCATGTCTTTTGATCATGATAGTTTTCAGTTAATGTAGCATTAATTGTTAATCCACTATCTGTATATACTCTGTGTGAATATTGGCTAAAACCTGGTGCAGCATAAAATTGTGTAGTTTCACTATTTGCAGTGCCAGTATCGTGTGCTTCTGTAAAGTTATTACTTAATTTTATAGGATCTCCATCAGAAACACCGTGTATGTAATTATACCATACACGAACACCGTTTGATTCTCTAGTGACAAATGCTCCAACATTCCCACCTAGTATATCACCATATATCCATGGATCATCCAATGTATCACTAACAGTTAATGTGAATTCATTAGCATTCCATACTTTTGCATAACCTGTTCTGTGCCATAGTCCTTCATAATGGTATGGTAATGTTATATAATCACCATCTTTAAGTCCGTGGTTTGCTACATAATAACGGCGAATAGGCTTTTCTAAATCCCAATCAGTATCATTAAGTGTATAATAATTCAAATCTGCCGCGGCAGTTTCCCATCCAGCAATTGCGATTAGTGCGGGCTTATCAGCGAAGTGCTTAAATGAAACGGCACCACCATTACCAGTATATGGATAAAACCATTCATCATAGTAGAATGCATATTTGCTGGTTGTTCTCATAAAGTTGTTAGTGGTCACGCTTGGAGTTGCGCCATTCCAAGTAAACATAGTGCCGTTCAGTAGTTCGTTAATACGCTTTTTATAACCAACGGTATTGTCACCTACATAGTTGGGGTCAATATAATAGGTTGCACTATTACTTGGATATGTGAATATCGCTTTCATCAAATATTCTCCTCAAAATATTCATTTGCCCTAGTTTTTAATCTATGCCAA